CCCACTTCGGCACATGCATAAAACCAGTTCGAAATTTGACCACCCTAGGTCTAACCGAGAACTGGTTCCCGATCTCAGGCAAAACCTGAGAACCGGAACCAAAGATAGAGTACTCGAGCTCAGAGAACCTGAGCAGAGTATAGTATCTTAGTTTATGCAGTAGCATCCCTTCGTCCTCACTCGAAAGAGAGGATGTGACAGGAAGCAGACACCTTACTTTGTATCCTTCGATACAATTTGGGTATCTACGAATGTCACTGTCTTTGCGTCTCTTAGTTGCAGGGCAGCACTCGTCGAAGTTACTGACGAGGCCGCCATCGCCATACCCCTCAGGTATATAATATACCCGACGGATAGTGCGCTTACAAGCAAGATAAACGCGAAGCAAAGGAGTATGATCAATACGATCACCGTAGAAGCGGAGTGAAGCACGCCGGAGGGAGTTGCAGAACTTGAACTTTTCGAAGTCATTTTGGATATGATTCCTAAGGAAGATAGGCTTAACGTCTACTCCCTTAAAGAAATGATATCCGCATGACTCACGGAAATATCCAAGCGTGTGACTCTTCTTTCGATTTATTCGAAATCCGGCGATTGAAAGTGTCTTGGAAAGGAGGTCAAAATGCCGTGAAGGCAAAATGATATCATCACCAAAGACGCTAACAACGTCTTCACTGGTCTCTTTTAAGGAAAGACAAATTCCATAAAAGATAAGCGACTCAAGCTCGAAGGTAAAGCCGTTTCCCATAGATGAAAATTTCACTAGAGGATGCTCTTTATCTCCGATCAAAACTCTATCAGTTCTGACAGAGTTGAGAGCAGCAAACCAGTCAGGCGGAAGTAGAAACCTGACAAGGAATGTTGCTATCGAGTCACTTGCCGAAGAAAGATCAACAGTAACGAGATCAGAGGACACGGAGCCTTGACGAGCAAGTATGCCATGGTGGCATGCGGCGTCGTCAAGATTTAATCCAAATCTTCTTAATCTCGATCGAATGGCGCTACCGAACCCCTTCTGGAAGAAAATGTTCCAGTCTGGCTCGATAGCGATTATCCGATCACTGCGAAAATTCTTAGGCACGACCGCGATTCGGCTGGTTTCCCTAAGCTTTAGCTCGGGAACAGGACGGTTGCAATCAGTAAAAAACCAATCAACAAACGGCCTACAGCCAGAAGTCACATCAGAAGAAAGAAATTTCTTAGACGGATGTGCTTTATGGCCAGGAACAGAAGTACTTGCTCCAGGGCCAAAGTTACAAGCATCAATCGAGAAACTATGCGAAACTGGTCCCAATATCTGTGCGATTTTTTCGCGAGCCGCATACAATACACGGCTCACGTCAGGTGAATTAACACCGAACACACAGGAATTAAAGACTGGCCACATAGCTCTTAAATGATCCTCGCAACTCCAGAACTTCTCAAGAGAACTGAGCTTACGCTCGTTAGCATGAGCAGGAGACGACTCCCTCCACTTTGATAGGAAACATGCGGCAAGATAGTTTTTGCCAAACGTTTCAGAATCATTATAGTGGAGAGGATTCAAGTCGACTGAACATGCCTGTTCATAGTCACCATATTTAACCATAATAGATATAGCAAGACTAATGCTACAATCTAGAGCGGCCATATATTCGTGAATCAATGAACAGTCCAAGCTTGAGAAAAGCTTAAAAGCTTTAGTTTTGGTTGTCATCTAAAGATGGCTCCTCAAAAGGTTTAAAGATCTAAATTAATAGATCATTCCAAGGTCTTCGATCAGGGACTTAAGGTCCGCTTGAGCGAGGGCATTGGCGACATAAGCGCGAAGATTTTTACGATCCTGCAGAACAGCACGTTCTGGCAGAGTCATTTCAATATTCGCGACGCAGTCGTAAGCCTTCGTCGGAGCCGGCGTAATACCGCTGTAGGTCGAGTTGCTGACAGTCTCAAGTACAGGGACCACAACCTTAATCGTGGCCTTGTATACAGGGACTTTTG